ACGGTAGCGCTAATTCGCCAGCGTAAGATGAGGTGATGGTCAAGTTATCAGCCATTTTGTTTTTGTTTTATTATTTGTTTTTGTATTTAGCTACGATTGCACGAGTTCTATCTTCGATGTTACTCATTGCTTTGATGTTTAAAGGTGCTACAGGTGCTGCTTGGCGAGATTGCTTAACAGTTGTAGCAGCAGGTGCTTTAGAAAGCTCAGTAATTTGCTTCTCAGCAGCGCTTAACTTAGCTTCGAACTCAGAGATAATGTTATTTAACAATCCCTCTACTTGCTCTTTAGAGTAAGTCTCAGCTACTTCTTGCTCTACTGTTACCTCTACTTCTGTAGAAGGCTCTTCAGCATCAGCAATAGACGCGATTAAGCCACTTGCTACAACGATTTTCTTACCGTTATCCATAGTGTATTCGCCATCTGCTAAAGGTGTTGGATTGCCATCTGCATCCATTACGAATATCTCTACTCCCTCTGCCAATTCAGCAGCTGGTGAATAGATCATAGTACCATCCATTAAAGCACCTTCTGCCATCATCTCTACCTTAGTAGATTCAGCAGCAGGAGTTTCTTCAACAGATAGCTTTACTCCATGCTTTGAAAGCTGCGGAGCGAACTTGTTTAAAATTTCTTGAATCATGTTCATGTGTTATAATTATTAGTGGAAAAAATTACAAATTCATTTCAAGCGCTTTAGCCAATTCAGCTAATAGCTTCTCTAGGTCTTTCTCAGATACATTGCTCTCGGCCATTGGTGTAAACCATCCTTCTATTGAAAAGCCTTTAACCTCACCATTCTTAACAGCCTGCCAAGTAGCATCATCATCTACTTTTACTCCTATCATCCAGGTGCCATCCGGTAACTCAAAGCCGTAGTTATCTCCTTTATCATTACCCATCTTAATCCATGATTCAACAACAGTTAAGTTGTTTACAGGCATCTCATGCTGAATAGTATGGTTATGGTGCATGTTACGCTTTAGGAATTCTTGCGCTGTCTGCTCTATAGTCTCTTTAGAATAAGTGATGTAATATTTTTCACCGTTACCATCATATCTAACTATAGGTTGGTTAGGGATCAGTGCAGGGCCGTATAGCATGCGCTTCTCTCCATCTTCTACGCGTGCTAACATTAGATTCTGTTTGCTTAGCGCTACAAAGTCTACCATTATAGCAGGCTCACTAACAAGGCTCACAGCGTATACCCCCATGTTATCCTCTTCCTCGCCTAAGCCGTATTCGATTAATTTCAATTTATCATTCATAGGTTTCATTTATTTCAAATAGTATAGCTTCTATTACTTCGTCAATTATGAGCTCAGTATCTTGGAGCTCACTCTTATCTATTTCAGATAGCGCATTTCTAACTCCTCTAGCAATGCACTTTTTTAATAGTGGAAAGTTTGCCATTTTTGTTATAGGTGTGATTGGTCTATTATTTTTTGTCTAGCTTCTAATGCGTTAGCTACGTTGCCTGCTAATACATAGGTCTCAGTAGTACCTGGTGCGTTAACTTGCATGTTAGCTCCGCTAAAATCTATAGCCGGTGCATTGCCTCCAGTTGGTGCGTTTAGATTACCATTACTTCCTCCTGTACCACCGCCACCAAATTGAGTTTGGTTAATCTTAACTATGTTAGCTACTCCTGCTGCTGCTACCGCTGCTGCTTTAGCGAAGTTCATACCGGTCAACTGATCTTGTGGTACAGCTAACTGTTGAACAATACCACTAGCCATAGCTATAGTAGCTTGTGCTTTTTGAAGTTTCTTATTTCTTTCAAATACCTTACGCTGGCTTGCCTCATCCCCTTTAGCTACTGATTCATTGAGGCTGCTAAGTGTATCTAACGCAAGAGAAGCCATTTCGAAATTAGATTCAATGTTAGCCATCCGTAGGGCTGCTTTTTCCTTTTCTAACTTTTGTGCATCAGCTAACTCTTTTGCTGCTAAAATTGCATTTTCTTCATTCTTTTTTTCTCTTGCTGCCTTTTCTTCATCTGCATATTTCTTATTAATATCTGCTTCTGCTTTAGCTTGAGCTTCTATAAATAGTAACTGCTGTGCACTGCCTTCCTCAGCAAGATTTATTAATTCAAAGTACTTATTTCTAACTGCATCTATCTCTTTTTGTTGAGCACTTAAAGTAATTTGATAAGCTTCTTCTGCTAATCTTTCCTCTTCATTTAATCTTTCTTCTCTTGCTTGATTTTCGTACTGAGCTATTTCAGCATCTCTTTTTAACTTTTCTTTTAAAGCCTCATCTGCATCTTGCTTTGCTTTATCTTTTGCAGCTTTTGCTTTATCATTCTTAGCTTTAGCAGCGTCAGCATCTATTTTCTGAATATCTAATTGTAAGCCATCATAATCACTAGTCATTTTATCCAAAGCATCTTTATTCTCTTGAATGCTTTTAGCTAATCCAGCCTCTACTTCTGATGTATCAAAAACCATTTGAGTAGTCCAAGCGTTGTACTTATCAGCTAAGCCTTGACTGCCTTTACCCATTGCTTTAGATATATCATCAATGGAATTTAAAATAAAAAGAATAGGCTTGTTAACCCAGCTCATAATACCTTCTAAAATATCCTTATTTCTATGGGCTGTTTCAATTTGTATTTGAGCTTGCTTTTCTTGTATGCCTAATTGAGTTTTTCTATCTTCTATTGCAATCTTAAGCTGAGTCATTTTAAGATTAAGAATCTCTCTTTCTGTCTTACCCTGTAGCTTTAATGCGTTAGTCTGATTATCAAAACTCTCTAGAGCTTTTTTAGATGCGTCTGCTTTAGCTTTAGATATGCGTAAGCTTTCTCTATCTTGTTCATTAATTCCTGTTAATCCTTTCTCTAATGCAGGCAAATACTTTATAACCTTATCAAAATTCATAGCAATGGCTATAAGTACTCCCGCTACTGCTAGCAATGGGTTAGCCATAATAGCTTGGCCTATAGCTTTAAATGCATTTACCCCTGCCATGCCTATAGATTTTAAGCCATTGGCAAAATCAGCAGGCTTAATACGTGCTATATTTCCACTCACCAAATTAACCGACTGAGCTACCCCCTCAAAATCTAAGTTAAGCATCTGCTCTCCTAACATTCCAAACGAAGCGCGAGCTCCTTCAATAGCAGGGCCTGTATTACCTTTAACAGCCTCAGCTGCATCATTCATTCTATCCTTCAGCTCACCCATCTTTTGAGAAAGCTCATTAAACTTCTCAGTGCCTGGATCAAATTGATCTTGCTGTTTTTTCAGCTCAGCGTATTGTGCCTTAAGTGTTTTGGTAGATTTCTCTAATTGTGTAGTGGCTGCATCTGTTTTAGCCAGCTCTTGGTTTATATCTTCTAAACCTACAAATGTACCCTCATCATCAAATGAGAGTTTTAATATCATCTCTTGTGTAGCCATTATAGTATACTATAGATTGTGAATGTAATTAAGCTTAGTAGCCCTACTATTATAGTGTAATTAATAGCTCTTATTTGCCACACTTTAAACCTTGCATGGTAGAGACCTACTGCATGCTTAAACTCAGGGCTCTTGCCGGGTACATTAGACCTTAACAAAGTCATACTATACATTATATCTTCTTGAGGATTTGTCATATTATAGGTGTACGTTGAAATTTGCTTTGTGTATATTGAACCGTTGCACTGATCACTGCTGTCTTACCTGTTACTTTGCACGTTATGTACGGTGCTAATTTGTTACTTACAATAGGTAAGTACAAATCAAATAAGCTCGCACCAAATCCACTGTTAAATTGATTAACTAAGATGGGTGCAGATGCGCTTTGAGTAGTCTTATCTTTCCACACCATAGCGCTATACTCAAGGCTTGCTACTCGGCCTGTAAAGTCAGTGCTACCATAAAGATATTCGAGAATTGAAATATAAATCTTTACCATCCAAACGGTTTCAGTTGGTGTAGCTATTACCCCTCCATCTATTCCATCTAATAACAAATCTATGTTAGTTGGATTAGCTTCTAATTCACCTAAGCCCATGAGCTGTATAAATCCATGCTGGCTTCTACCGGGTATAGTTGTTCCAAAGTCTGATGTTCCATCGTACCACGTACCACCGCCAAAGTGCACCCCTCTTACATCAGCTTCTGCCCATCGGCCCATAACTGTAGTACCTTCTAAGTTAGGCCTAATGAAGTTGCGATAGCCTAACGCTTGGCTGTAATTGTTGTTAGGTGAGATACCATGCCCTAAGCCACTAACTAAGATGCGCTCATTATTGTTTTCAATAGATGCTCTATTTACATTGCCCATTCCGGTAGCGCTCTTCTGATTACCACTAGTGTTAGTGATATTGCTACCTCCTACGTTATTAGGGCTGCTGATTATTCCACCTGTACCGTTAGTACCTGTAGATGCAAAACACTGTCCTTTTCCTGCATTCCAATTATAGCCATAAAACTCGCAGCACTCTTGTGATCCATTGCTAACATCTCCATCATAATCTAAGAAATCTACAGCTCCTGTAGTCGCGTTAATGGTAGATGGGGTGTATTGGCATAGCGCTCCGATGTCAAGTAAGCGCATAAGCTTACACTTAGTTACTTGCTCATCAGCTACTATGTAATCTGTTAATTCAATTACTCTCCACCACGAATCTTTAACCCAAATCTTATCATTAAATTTTAAGCCGAATACATCAGTTACTCCTAATTGAAAGTAAGCCTCCATTATCTTCTGTTCGTCATCATACAGCTCGGCTATGTACTGCCTCCAATATCTATCAAAAAGTGTGTGAAGAGGCATGGCCTCTATTGGATGCGGAGGTATCTCTTGGCCAAAGTTTAAATCATTAGTGCCTATCTCAGTTGGTACAGATTGGTAATGACAAAGTAGAGGAATAACTGTAAAGCTTGCATCTTCTGCTACCTCATCATACACCATAACTACAGCGCTCTCTTCATAAGCTCTTCTATAAAGAATCCTCGCACCTGGTGCCATAAATTCCCCTTTCTCGTTAAAGTACTTAGGGATAATATACGTAGTGTTAGGGATAAGGTCGCAAGGTGAAGCGCCAAAGTTTAGCTCAACAGTATAATCACTTGTGCTGAAATCATTGCCTGCATCAGTTAACCTAAGCTCTCCATACACGCGCTGTGCTGCGCTCTTATACTTAGCATTAAAGAAATCTCCCTGCTCTTTATAGCTCCACTTAAGTAGGCGCTTTCTTACGTCTGCTGCTGGTGTTAATACAATGTCTTTAGATAGGTCTAGTTTACCTGTCCAATCGTAATCAGCACCGCTGCCCAAATACTCCACCATTGGTATAATCTCAACAGCGTTAGGCATGTTTGGATTAGGAACTAAGACAGCATTAAACATCTTAAGAATATCTCGCAAGTAATCTACCTGCTTTAGCTCAGGTGCATTCTTAATAAAATTAATAGGCTGAGCCTGTAGCTCTCCTGTTACAAATGAAATAGAAAAAGTAGAATCAGTATTAACATCTATTGTAAGTTGGCTTCCCAAATGACCGTAGATATAAAGTCTTATTTCATCTCCTGTTTGAATTTCTAAAGTCTTATTACAAACTGCATGTATAATAGTAGCTGCTGTAGGATCATACACCTGATTACTACTATTCCAATCAAACTCTATATTTGTTAAACCTTGACCGTTAGTCATCGGCTGTATTGTCTCTATGCCTCCTCTTGTTATTCCTAGATTTATGTCATACGTGCTAACACTTGTGCTTGCTGCTACTTCTATAAATAAATCAGCATTAAATGTAATGTTAAAATTACCCTGAGAAGTGTATACGTTAGATGCAAAGCTGCTAGATGGATCAAAAGTTTCTACCCATCCTGTAAGTTGCTTTCGATATAATCCTGTAAATGGTATTACAGTTAAATTAAATGTCTGATTAGATGTATATTCTGCACTAAATTTAGCCTCATCAGCTGCAATATTTCCAAGTGTAAGAGGATTAGTAATGTAGGGTATGTACATTTCATTAAGCTCATTACTCAAAGTATCTCCGCTCCATGTAAAGCCAGCCTCATTAATTATCTTATCCATTAGCCACTTAGCTTGAACAGCTAGTGTAAGCTCTCCGGTATAAATTGGATTAACAGAGCTGAATATCCTTCTACTTGTTACTGTGCTATCCTCACTCCAATTCTGCCCCTTATCAGTTAGTGTATAGCAGATAGCATAATCAAATAAGCTACCATCGTTAATTAGATTTACATTCTCATAGCTATTCTCGTGGGCTAAATCAGTGTAGTCTAATTCACTGATCAACTTATCTCCAATGCTGCGCGCTAAGTCTACTGTCTCACCAAAAAATGCTATAACGAATTCGTGCATTTTACCCTGCTGAGTAATGGCCTGCTTAAATTGTATGTGCCCTTCCGCAATGGGCAAAGTGTTGACTGATAGCGTTGCGTCTATCTTGCGTAACACATTGATTTGTGTAGTGTCGTTGTTAAGTAAGCTCGGCTCATATTGCTGCCCGAAGAAATCTACGTTATTCTTAGTCGCAGGGATTCTAAACTCACGCGAGAAAGCTCCCCTAGTTGTAAACTCAGAAACACTATTAAAATTAGATGAGTAGCTAATGCTCTCATTCTCGTATAGGTCTACTAGTGTAGCAACTCCATTGCTAGCCGTTACCGTTAATAATACTTCAGGTCTCATGCTGTATAGTCGTTACTGAATTTTAACATCAATTCTAAATCATTTTTAGCGTAGCTGCGCGATTTAATTGCAGTATAGTTATTGCTATCTATCACTACTCCTGTAGCTGAGCCATCAGGATTAATAATATAAACCGATTCACTATAGATTAGATTCTTAAGGTATTCAAATTGTCCCTCAGTTAAGAAGTCAGTTCTAACTCTTAGCATCTTCTCTACAAATGGGGTGCGTTCAGTTAGCCCTCTATCATAAGTATTAAATCCAAAAGATGTAGTTTCATCAGCAATACCATAGTTACCTACTACCTTTCTGTAGCGCTTGCGTTCCACTGAGTAATTTTCCTCAGAGCGTTTAGTAAAATTGAAATAGTCCCATCCACCTCGGCTATTAGTCCAGCCTAATCTAATCTTATCAAATCTGCATTCGTCTGCTGCTTTGAATACAGCTATAGGTGTAGCACATGAGGTGCCTCCTGCATTTCTAAAAGTAACTAGGTAATGATGCCATGTAGCTTGTAATCCATAAGCATCATTCACGTTAGCCGGTAATAGTGGCAAATGGTTAATATTGCCTGCTGCTATTGTACATGAAACTGTATCTGTTTGAATAGGTGCGCCTGCTGCATTAAATTGAACTATTTGAATATCAAAGATATCATTGCCTGTTAATTTAGAGCCATCATCAGCAGGTATAGTAAGCACACCGTAATCATCAGCAAAAGCTGTTATCCCTATAGTTTTATTACCTAAGCTATACTGGCTTAATACATCATCCATTGCATAAGTGCTACGCACTAAATCACTCATGATGCGACCGTTACTACCTGACAAAGAAAAATAATTAGATGGATCAGGATTAAACCCATCACTAATCTGAAATGCTGCATTGATTAATGAAAGCTCATCTACAGGATAGGCAGTAGCCTGCACCTCAAATAACCCAAGCACCTCATAACCTTCATAGATGTTAGCTTCAACAGTCATAATATTTCTAGCTGATTTCTCATCTTGAACTGATGTAGATGCAAATAGAGAAGGCACAGCGTCTGCGCTATTTACTCCTATATCCATCTTTGAATAGACTACAGGGTAAAGGTCAAAGACTAAAGCTCCACTAAGATTAGGCTGCACGTAAAAGGTATTAGCAGGTGCTCCGTTAACGATTACCTCTACCACATATCTAAAGCCAGGCTGCCCTATGTTAGATGATGTAGCTACCACTATCAGCTTTTGCTTTAGTGCTGTGTATGGATAGGGCTCTTGTTGTATTGTAATTGCCATTATGCAGGTTTAATATTAGTTAGTTTTCTTGTTTGGTTTAAAATATAAATGTTCACAGCATCTGCCATAGCTTCATTCAGCTGCGCTCCATATTCAGGTAGTGTTTCTAAATAGGCATCTCTCCAATAATATAGCGGAGCAATACCTTTCTTTTCTATGCTTTTAGCCATTGCATTAGCTACTCTTCTGCGCTGATCCTCATCTTTGTTAGTTGCACTCTTAGCGAACTTAGTCATCTTCCCTGTTTCGCCCATAGTTCTGAGCTTAATCCTCTTTAGATTCATCCAATTAAGTATAGCTTCTACCGGTGGCTTAGCTGCGCCTGCTGCAAAGCGTGTATCTATACCCCTATAATTGCTTTCCTTACCTTGCCTTCCGTATTCCACCCACTGAGCATAATCAGCAGTAGAGCCAAATGCTATAGATGGAGTAGTGCCGGTAACATCCATGTCATAAAATAGCGAAGCTGCAAGCGTGCCTGTAGTGTTAGCCTTGCGCTTCTTGCCGTACCTCGTTTGCTGGATGCGAATGTTACTACGTGCGCGATCAGTAACGGTCTCCCCGAAATCTAAAAGCACATCGTATAGCGCTCCCTGTTCGAATAGCTCAGCAAGTATGCTCATTCCTCTTCAGGAACTTCTTCGGTTACTACTTCATATTTTCTCCACTCAATAGCTTCCTTTTCGTTGAGCGTTTCGATGTAACCGCTATCGGTTATCATTCTATACTTTGTGATTATCATGTGCGTGGTGTTGTTTGAATGTTTTCGTAGCCTAAATAATCAACCCACATAACTCTGTTTGTTGTTCCAATCGTTTTATAAATGCCTTGTTTTACTACTACAAATCGTGAAGCTGAACCTAAAGGAATGTTAGTTGTATGAGTAGCTACTAAAGTACCGTTCACATAAAACGCTGCAGAAGTTCCCGCTGCGTTAATTTCAATTCTCAATTTATTCCATGCTGCGTTAGTTACTGCAGTTGAAGTAGTAGTAAGTGTACGAACACTATTCGCGACCGTTACGCATTGCCAGTTAGGACTCGCAGCCGTTCCATTCAAAGTACCGCCTTCGTCATAAGTAAAAAATACTCCATCTGTTTCAGCAGCTAATCCACTTGCACTACCATAACCGCTAACAATTCTAAATCTATCGGTTACTACACTCAAATTTGATGAATTAATAGATGTTTCATAAACCCAAGCGCCATTGCCTAAATACATACTCGTTACACCTGAGCTAACATGATTAGCCCAATTGGTTGCAGCTGTTGAAGTACTTAGCGCATGTACTCCTATTTGATTAGTTCTATTTGGAACTGCTGTTAAAGATTGAGCTGAAATTATACCACCCGAAGTAGCCGAAATTAAACCATCTCTTGAAAGGTCATTACCGTAAAAATCAGTAAAGAAAGAAACCATTCTCTTTCCCTTATCAATCATCGACTGCGTATTAACCGCGTCAACGGTTGGGAATTTAACCCCTGTGCCGTCTATTGCTAATGAGTTCTGTTTGTTCGCTGTATTCTCGGCTGTAAATCCTAACGCGTCTTGCTTGCCGTTAAATGTAGACCAGTCCGCAGAACTCAAAGCACCTCTATTAGCTGCGCTTGCCGTTGGAAGATTGAAGGTGTGTGTACTTGTCGCAGATGAGATAGCGAAGTCTGTTCCACTTGTTCCCGTTGCGAAGTTCTGCACCTGTGCCGTTAAGCCATTCAATGCAGTTAATCCAGTTGAGAAAGTAGTAATTACTTGGCACAAATGACTATTCTCGGTGTGAAGTGTAATTGTCCTTCCTGAGTGCGTAACGTAGATTCTTATTGCCAATCTATCCGTAGCTGCTAAGGTAGTTTGTGGAACTGCTAATGCGCTGAAATACGCATCTATTGCTGTTCCATTAGTTATGCCTTCGGGAGTAGCTGAGTTGGATGCTATCAAAGATAATGTTGCACCGTTCCATTTGTATAACTCCACATAAAATGAAGGACTACCACCGCCACTCGACGCGCTAAAATATGTTTCGAAATTCCAATTTCCTGCCGGTATCTCTAAAAGATTTGGAACGTTTGCATCTGTTATAAAACTTTGAATGTAACCGTTAGCGTTTATTGTAAAATCAGTACCCGCTCCTAAGATAGGTGTCCTGTCCATTTCTTTGAAAGCTACACCGCCAATTGTACCTTGCGCTACTGATCCATTTAAGTAGAAAGCTAACGAAGAGCCACCGCCTGTTGACGATGGAAAGTTAGCTAAGCTACCATCACCTCTCACATATTGTGATACAGTACCCGCTCCTGTTACCGCTATATCTCCCGAACTTGTAATGGGACTATTCGCTACACTAAATGCGGAAGGCATTGTTAAACCAACCGAAGTAACTGTTCCATTCGTTAGCGTTGGTTTGTTCTTAATGTAATCTAATGCAGCGTTGTTGGATTGTGTCCAATCGGATTGAATCTGTGCAGCAGGAATGGTAGGCTTGTTAAGTATCTCAGCTACTCCGCTCGTCGCGTTCCAATCGGAATTAACTTGAGCAGGAGGAATAGTAGGTAAGTTATCTAAATCATTATAATCGTTGCTAAAAGCTGTAGCTCCTAAATCAGCAGTGTTAGCTTTTAAAGCTACATCTGTTTGCAGGGCTATGATGTCATCTGTGATAGAAATGATAACAGCGCAATCGGGTAAATCTTCGCAGGTTAATCCACCTGCCTCAGTTGCATACCATCCCTTAACTCCGCTTGCGTTAGTTCCGTAGTAGTAACTATTGCCCGGTGTTTCTTCATCATTCACTAAGCTAACAAATACCCCATTCTGATCTAAGCTTTCAATAAATTGAAGTGCTCCCCATCCATCTGATGGCGAATCTGTAGGTGTGTTGTAGTTCCAACTCGCAGGGATAGAGCATGCGCTCCAATCGTAATCTAAGTTAAGCTCTATTGTTCCGGTAACTCCCGTAAGAGTGTGAGTATACTGCTCAACAAATGGCTCAGAGTTAACAGGGCGAGTAAGCACTACCTGATCTCCAAACATATTGCCCAAGTAAATCTCGTTAATTAAATCTTGAAAGATTAGTGAGCAGTCGGTAATACTTTCCGCTTGGTATCCTGTCTTATCTTCTTTGTCGCGAGGTAGATCTGAGATAAATATCTCAAAGCTAAAAGCTCTAGTACCTGGCGAATAGTTAATAGCTCGTGGCTTGACGTGCAGCCAAGGCCACTCTGCCTCCTTCTCTAAATCAGCTTGGCTAATCTCACCATGCGTAAACCTACGCAGCTGAAAGTGCCCCTCTGCGAACTGTCTAAACCTATCTACTATTACGTTGTATGTGTAGTTAATTGTGCTCATATCTATTAGTGGAATTTAAGATAGCTTTTGTTGTAATGAGTTGGCATAGTCCATAGCGTAGGTCAAATGGGTGAATATAGTTGAAGCTCTAGTATTGGTTATGGCATCAAATTTAGTTACATCTCTCTCGCACATCTCTTCGATAACATGCCACCACTGATAGACGCTTGCTAGTGTTTCACCTCTTCGGCTAATTGACTGATCTCCTTCCTCAATATCTCCAGCTCCTGTTCTAAATAATCGGGTGTATTGGTCAATAAATCTTTTCTGAGTGTCGAAAAAAAAAGCAGCGCAGCATTTACATTGGCTAGATTCATCTTGCGCATTTGAGGCACAAACTTTAGATGTACATCACTATCATAATCCTCTATCTTGTATTGCAGATTAATCTCAGCAGTAACAGGTCTATAAAGAATACACATCAGTTCAGGCAGTTGAGTAGGATAGTTCTTGCTGAATTCAGATAGGTCTAGCCACTCTCCAAAGCTCATAGATTTAAGATTAGGATGAAAGCCAAACTTAACCCCATCTATCTCTATGAATTTCTGAAATATCTTCTCATCATTCTTTAAACCTTCAGCATAAGCATTAACTATCTTGTCAATAGTAGGCATGTCTATCTTTCGTATATCGTCTCTTTTCAATCCTGTTATTGCCAAAATCTGTGAAATACTATCATTTCCGGCATTAACGAAATCTACGTAAGTACCCAGCGTCTGATCTGAATACTTAGTGCTTATTATCTTGTCGCTCATGTTTAAATATTTGTTCCGTCTATGGTTATGTTAATGCTCTTAATCTCTGTGCTCAGCTCTTGCCTTTCGATGTATCCTCTCTGCTTACCTTGAGTTTTTAAGTAAAAGATTATAGCACTTGTGTTAGGTGCATCTTTAATAGTTACTATCTCACCATCATGGGTTAAGGCTTGGCGCTCCGCTCCCTCCATTAGCTTGCGTAACTGTTCCTCTGCAAAGTCTAGTGCTACATTCTTAAGTGATGCTACAGCTGCTGCATATTCAGGATCATCATTAATCCAATCGTAATGAGTCTGCCTATGTATTCCAATCTGCTCAGCTGATTTAGTTACGTTGCCTAAGTTATTCGTAAGTGCCTCATACATAGCAGCTTTTTTAATGGTAAGACTTTGTAAGTTGTCCTCACTCATGCTAACTTATTCTTAAAGTGTGTTATTAACTGCTCCATCTTACTATCATAGTATTTAGCAAATGTAGTAAAACCTTCACTATCAACCTCATAAACTCTGAACATTGTGTTCCTTAATCTTTGCGAAGGTTTCTTAAGTGTATCTTCTAACTCTGATTTAAGCGATTCTACTGCATCTAACTCCTCACGTCTAAAGCTCTCATCTTTAAATGCTAAGTAACCGAACTGATTGGCTGTACCGAACAGTTCAGCAGCTTGTGCTGGTGTAAGCTCGTTAGTACCAAAGGTAAGTTTTAAAGTCTTATCCTTGCGAGTGCCTACTGATTCTAATTGTGCCGGTATTAATATCATCTGTTAGTTTTACGATCCACAATAAAGGCAGCTCTCATCTTCACCACCCTCACCCTCATTTAAGATTCTTTCACATTCTTTGTTAACCTGCTCTTCAGTCCAGTTAGGATGGAAGGCTTTAACTTGTGCCTTTAGAAAATTGTAGTTATTATCATTCATAACTTACTAGTTTTCCCTCAGCACTTGTTAGCTCATTTACTTTCTTAATGACATCAGGATTATTATCGTAATGCTTATTAATGCCAAGCTGTTTAATCTTAAGTACCTTGTTAGTATTGCTTCCTGTGAAATACACTTTTCTAATTGATAAACCAAGCTCTTTAGCTAAGTCTAATACAGGCCCTTTCCTTCCTTCGCCCCTAGCAGTTATAATATAAACATCATAGCCCTCTGTAATCTTTCTTTTAATCAAAGACAGCCCTTTATCATTAGTCAAAGTACCATCATAATCAAATGATATCTTTTCTAAAGCTAAAAAGCTCTTTATAATTCTTTTATGTACGTTTTGCATATTAGTAAGTTTAGTAATATTAGTTACTATAGCTTAGTGTAAATAGCTTGAGCTATTAGCTATAGTTAATTAACATCAACAAAAGAAAAGAAAGAAAAAGAAAAAAGGTAAAAAGAAAAAGAAAGAAAAGAAAAAGCTCCCCCAAGAAAAACAAATGTTCCTGCTCAATAAGAGCATTTGCTCGTTCCAAGCATTGGTATTATGCAAGTGTAGTCTTTGGTTACTGAGCTTTGACTTACTCAGAGAGAGTGCTGGTGTCATATCTTAAAACAATAAAACCCCAAAGAACGTATGCGCCCGTTCAGAGGGGAATTATTAAACCTTAAATCAATCTTATGTCTAACAGTAATCTTGCGCATAGCACAAATATATTTTAAGTAGGTTAGAATTTGTAACCATGTTAAAAACTATTTCTTCTGTTGAAAACGTAGCGCTATAATGTATACCCAAAATGGAAGCCATACAAGACCTGTAAAAGCTACACCTACATAAGCATACCAATGGTACGTAGTAAGGTCTCTTTGATGCCTGTAAATGTTTAGTGATAGCAGGCCTGTGTGCAGTAGGAAACCTACTAAGTAGATAATTAAGATAGTCATATTTTTTTACGTTTAGCTTTTCGTTTTTTTTGAGGTGTAGCAGTTACTTCTATTATTGGTTCGGGAGTAAGTTCTACTTGTGTTAATTCAATTAGTGCAGCTTTCTGCGCGTTCTGTATATCCTCAAGCAACTGCTTCTCTAATTTGTTTAGCAGCTCATTCATGCAGGGAGTGCAGGTAGTAAAGCTCTTGTTATCTTTAATCCCAAGATATTCTCTTCTCAGTTTAAACAGATGCTGCATCTCTCCTCTCTCTACTTTACCTCTCTTTCTAATAGCTCTAATTTGCTCTAGCGTTGGCATCTGCCAATCTTGTTGGTTAATCGTTGGCCATCTCTTAGCTGGGCAATCTTCGACAGCATACATAGCTAAGTGATCTACCGGGCACCCACAAGGTTTAAAGACTACACCATTTAATGTATGAGGCTTTTTAAATGGGTTAATTGCGTTAGTAGGAGGCCCGCATGTTTTATAACGCTCGTTAAATACAGGGCAAGCTTGGCATATTTTAATCCTTACCTCAAAATCTAAAGTATTAATCATCATATCTGTAACGAATTTCTAAGTGTTGTTTTAGCTTTCTGAATTGTCCGGTAAAGATAAGCTAAAGGTATTCCCGTTTCTTTCGCCAGTGCCTGATAACTGAAATCGTCTAAGGCATAAAGAAAGAATAGCTCTCGCTCAAAGTAGGGAAGTCTGCTAATAAAGATATCTAACTGCTCATTCTCTAAACGCATTCCTACGCTTTTGTTTACATCATCTATGATATCATCTTTCAAATCGTTGCGTATCTTTTCGAATTTTCTTAGCGTGTAATTGAATGAGCTATTACTACAACGTGCAGAAAGCCTTATAGCGTTGCTCACATAATTATTCAGCTTACCTCTATTGTGAATATCTTGCATCTTATCCTTATCACTCTCAAGTATCTTTAATAGCGTATCGTGTAAAAGCTCATCTGCTACATCAGCACGTACCACACTATGGGCCACTCTGCGCCACTCATTATAACACTTATCGAACTCAGAGCGCCAGGTAGTCATCTATGATTATTTGTGCCTGATCAAAGCTCTTGCATGTTACTGCTATGTACCCTCTCTTCATTAACTCATTCTGCCATTCTTTCTGATGAGCACTCATTACACCCTTAGCTGTTTTCATTTCAATAGCTAAACCATGCCACTCTTTTTTAGGCTCATAAATAAACAAATCAGGAAAACCTTTAACATAGCCTGTGCGCTTCATCTTGACTGCCTGCTTCATAGAAGTGCGAACACCTCCAGCGCTTGCACAATACAGCAGCTTAGGATATTGAGCATTGATATAGTTAATAACTGCTTCCTGTATTAAAGCTTCCTCATTCTTCATGATTCAAAATTAGACAATTAACTTAAGTGCTATGAACATCTTGTTAACATACTTATTCACATAGCATTTACGTGGTATATTTGACTATCCATTTAGCCTTTTGGTTTAGGTTAACATTGATTATTGATTATCTGAGATAGCCTTGCAAACGTGCAGGGCTATTTTAGTTTATACTGTCGCAAAAGTCTACTATACTTGCGACAAACAAAAGACAGAACAAGACAATTAGTGGCAAATGTTTGTCACAATAATTTAGAAAATTGTGACAGATGTTATTAATAGCATCTAACTCATACTAAAGTATGGTATAGCATGCATAACGTGTCTTATAAGGCTTAAATGACTGCTAAATAATACTTTAATGGGAATTCATTACACTTTTCTTTAGATAAATGCGTACTTAGTATAGTTTCTATTGAGCTCAAAGTAAGCTCGCATCATTATAGCATCTGCAATATCGGGAGATATCCCTCCGGTGCGCTGGCTAATGGTATCTTTAGACGTTACTCGCAGCTTGCCTTCCTTATCAGGATCTACTCTGCGCACTAACTCAAGCTCTTTAATTATATCCTCTTGGTATTTAATAGGTAGAGTAATTTCATTCTTATCTATCAGCTCGCCCAACCTAAAGTAGCAGTCTGCTTTTAGATTCATGTACTGAGTGCCTCTAACAGCTTTACTGCCATTCATAAATTCTCTACAGCGTAAACTGTCAACGAGGCCACCTCCTACCCCATCAGCATCGGCAAGCACGTTGCTTAATCTAACTTGGTACTGATTCATTAAGCGCTGAATCTCTGCCTTTACTTCATCTTGGCGCTTTTGTCTAAGTATTACAATGTCTATGCAGCTTAATCCTCGCCATACACATAGCACAGTTCTATCCTTTCCTAATCGAGCTATATCTGCTGTAATGTATCCCTCTCCTACATTCATTGGCTCCCTAAAGCAGCGCACTAATTCATCATACATGTATAATCTATCTGAGCTGTTATCAAATTCCCAATCTCCCTCTAGTAATCGCTTTCTATCCGCTTCGGGTAATCGGGTTAAGCTTGTAACGTAGCTATCGGGTAAGTGTATATTATCACCAGGTAGTGCCTGTACGAAAGCTCTGTGAGCAGGCAAGTTCTGATTCTTATAGGGTAAGTAGAATTGGTTGTATATCCATCCTTTCGATGGGTTGCACGTGAGTAATATCTTAGGCTTAAGATTAAACTCATTCAGCTTGTACCTAATACGTGAGCTAACAATAGAATAAGCTTTCTCAGTTATCTCTGTAGCTTCATCTATGAATGCGTCTGTAATTTCAAGTCCCCCTAAATCAGTCATCATAGGATCTGATGGGTACAAAAATAAATCGGCAAGTATAATCTCTGAGCCATTGCTAAACTTAATAATATGGCTCTGCTGATTATAGATAAAATCTTCGCCTGCCTTTAAGCCTATCTCATTAGCTACTTGAAAAAATGTAGCCATGGTAGTCTTTTTAAGCGTGTCTAATTTAGCTCGGCCTATAAGCGAGCGTGTACCTGGGTATTTTAATCTTCGAAGTATCTGCCACATGCACCCTAACATAGTTTTCCCACCCCCTGCTGCTCCTCCATAAAGGATAGTTTCCACATCTGAATCTACTGAAAGAAATTTAAGTGCCTCGCTTTGCCTCGTTAGTGGCTTAAAATTATAGTCTATTTGTCCCGCCATTGCACAAAGTTAGGTATAACTAACGCTGTGTCAACAGGTTTACTAATTCTTTGTAAATCTAACTGCATAAGATAAGCGCCTAATGGCTTAGGAGGTCTCATGCGCTCAACGTGAAATCCCATGTAACCTTCATCATACTCTTCTTTATAGCTTGCTGTTCTAATGTGATGTACATATCTCATATTGATTCTATAGCCACCATTTGCAGCATAGCAAAGCTCCTCTACCATATCAGCATGATGGTATAATTCATGCACATGACCTGCCCAAATGCAATCTGCTCCATCTATCATTACACCCATTCTGTTATTCTGAATTACTCCCTTTGTAACTACTCCTCCTCCTCCTGATCCATGATAATACTTAGTCTTAAATACTAAAGCAGATTTTTTATCTTTCATTACGCGATGTATCCACCATCCACCATAACCACCTACTAATACATTGGTACCTGCTTCGCGATTTAATCCACTTACAAAGCGCTCTATCAAATCAGTTTCACAGTTCTTTATAATTGCTGTCTCATGATTACCATAACCTACAAAAATCATCAGATGAGCGTATGGTTTAAACCAATCTATCGCAGTGTTAACTAAAGCGTCTAGGTAGTTAGCTACGTTGTGTTCAGGCAGAATATCCTGCTTACTGCGCCTTGGATCATACTTGCCTTGCATGCAGCAGAACAAATCTCCGTTAATAGCGAATGAGATATTTTCAGCTAAGCACTTATCTAGATGCGCTTTAAGTAGCTTTCTATCGCAATGGGGGTTATCCCAATGCAGATCACTCATCATTAAAAATTTATCACCACTCTTGCAAGTAGTTACTATGACATTTCTACCCTCGCGATATGATGTAATCATTAGTTATTATATTAGATTTAAGCTCCTGAAAGTGTTTCTTGAATTCGTTGTAAGGCACGTCTATTACTATTGCATTGTCAATGCCTTGCATAAGCGCTAGAGTGCGCTCACCTACGTAGTATGTGCCATCCTTTCTAAACTCTACCTCAGCTTGAATGCCCACACATTTGCGAGCATCGAACATAAACGGAATATCCTCAGCGTATGCTGATTCTAAACCTATATCTTCGCTGTAATTCCACTGTATAATTGTGCAGCTGCACAGCTCGGGCAGTAGTTTAGCGTTTAAATCTATCTGCTCCTTCTTTCTCTTAAATAGATTCATAAGTAAAGGTTAATAAAAAAGCCCAGCGTAGTGCTGAGCTCTTTAAGTTAGTTACTAACACCTATTTGTTAGTGGAAGAAATTGCTATTCTATTCTTATCATTGCCCATGAAATAGGAATTAAAGCTACAGTCTTTCTTCTTACTGTACAGTGATGGTACATTTCATTTCGCTCTTCATAACCTATAACTTTATCACATAAAACTTCATGAGCTTCTCCTGTAATGGGGTGAATAAATTTTACTTTTTTCATATCAAAATAGTGTTAATTGATTTTCTGTTTTGCTGCTAATATCGGATAAAAGAATATCTAAAATTCTCTCGTATCTCTGAAAATCGTTGTTAGCTTTTATTTGATTGTAAAGAAGTAAAGCTCCTGCTCTATACGCTTCCTCTTGCGTTTCGAATACGTTGTGCTGAGCATGATAGATTAAAGGTTGTCCCCACCCCTGGTCTTTACCATGGAATCTAATAGCGTAACTCCACTTACCATTCTTAACAATAGCTACACTAATCTGAGCTTCATATCCCTTTAGGCATTTTAAAGTTTTAAGAATTGGATTTTCGCAAACATCCTGCTCATTAAACTCAAATACTTTCACAGCTTCTCCTCCCTTATCTCTATCTTAAATAGCTCTTTGAGTATCTCTATCTCATGGTCTTTCCAATTGCTTATTCCGTTTTCTCTCAGGCAGTAATTAGATTGCTCAATGCCTAACCTGAATGCAATGTATTCTTGCTTATAACCGTAAAATAAACGGTAGCACTTAATTGATTTGTGGAATGGTATCATCTTGTTTTTACTTTATAGTTAGCTTTTATTATATCCTCATAGCTGTTGAACTTGCCAGTGTGCGCATCAGTATCTAAATCAATTAAATTATCTTGCGGCCCTCCAAGATTATAGATTACAAAGAAATTGCTCGGCCATCCAAATATATTTCTTAAAATCTGATGGCTTTCTACTCTCTTTGTGAATGTGTAAAAAGTAATTAAAGGCTGATAAGCTGGATTATACTCATGGCATGCTGCAATATAGTGCCACACATACATATTATCAGTGCTTGCAAAATCCCCCTCTAAATGAACTCTAATTATCTTTCCGTCATACTTTTTTTTCATTAGCTCTTTAAGCATGCTCTTTTGAAATTTCTCATACTTGAGATAAGTCAATTTTAAATCTTCAAAAAGATATGTACCATCTTCCTGTAATATTAGTGATTTCATGATTCCTTAATTATTTTTTTAATGATGTCTATGTAAATTAATCTGCTGAGCTCTATCTTTTGGTAGCCATCGAACTCTTCTTGGGCAGATGGGCCTAACACTACTCGTTGTGCTGCCTTAAATTTAGCCTCTGTTTTCTGCTTGGCTAAGTCATCGAATCGCGCCCATACCTCTGCATCCCACTCCGATTTTTTATAGATGCCCTGCCTAAAAAGACGTTGACAGTTGTAAGGTGCAGAGATTTCTACCCAGGTATCCTTACCTTCTTTCCATCTTTCTACATCAGCGTGCAGCGCAGTTAGTGGATCAGTAGGTTCAGCTCTTATAATTTCGGGTTCCGGTAATACAATCGCTTTATTCAGCTCTCGCCATACTTTACTCTTGTATTCCTCATAGCGTTTAAATACATCGCTCATAAAGGCTACGCTAAATAGGTTAAATGCATCTACTCTCTCAAAGTCTTTACCAATTGCGTTGTAAAGAAATGCGTTCTGCCAATCTTTGATGGTAAGAGATAAGTAAGTAGTCTGAATAACTTGGCGCAGCAAGCTTACTTCGATATCACTAGGTAGAGATTTAATGCCATTAACTACAGCAGCTTGAGCTATTAGCTCTCTGAATTCCTGTTCAGATAGTAAGCGTAACTTAGGTGAGCTAATGCACTCAGCTATAGCTCTTTCCTCAGCGCTTAGTGAACGATTGAAGCTCTGCTGTACTGATGCGGCCAATTCTTTGCTCATCTTCTGTAGTTTTTTTAGTGTTAATCTCTCTTGCTTTCCATTGATCAGCAGCAGCGCGCCAGCTCTTCATAGAATTCTTACCTACTTTCCATCCGTTGCTTTCATAAAAGCAGTAGAATTTCTTAGATAGAACTAAATCATCCATGTAGGCTACTACATCTGATAGTGATGGGGGTGTGAATTTGGTAGATGGGGAGCGCTTAGATTCAAGCGCCTTTACCCTTTCCTCAAGCGCCTCTATGCGCTTTAATAAGATTGTCATCATTTGGTTTAGTGATTAGTGATTGGCCAAATATAATAAAAATCTTTTCCACCATGGCAATGCTACAGCATTTTTAACTCTTGGATTAGAGGTACGATGTAATTTAATAGGCTCAGTTTGTGGCATGTTAACTAATCCGAGCATATCAGTATCTGCTCCGGTTATTGATTCGCGCTTAGTATTACTATTTTTATGGTATTTCTTTTGAAGCTCCATTACTCTATAGTAATCTTTGCGCTCCAATTTTGGCTTTAACACTACTACTGTTTTATGGTCTACTCTCGCAAGGATTCTTGCGCTTATTAAGAACTTTCCAAAGCCTGGGCTTAATCCTTGAGTTCTCATAGCATCACTCATAAATTTACCTTGAGCTATTAAATCTACAGCCTGCTGTAATCTTTGAATAGTTACAAGTTCTCTTCTTCTTTTCTCAAATTGAATTGTGGTTTGTTTCATGATTATTGATTATTAATTTATTTACTTAATCTGTTAAATGCTCTATTCAAATCTTGGTTATCTATGTGATTTAGAATCTGCTCTACTCCAGCTCTATACATGTTATCTGTTTCAATTAGATTTTCTACATTTCTAACAGCGTGCAGTACAGTTGCATGATGTCTATTAAATATCTTACCTACGTCATAGAAGCTCATAGAAGTGCCTTTACGAATGATCCACATAGCAGTTTGCCTAACATCATTTAGCTCACGCTTTCTGCACTTTGTTTTTAGTTGTTCCCAATCGACTAAAGTAAGCTTGCAAATAATTTTCATCATGTCGTTAGTGAGCTTCTCATTTAAAGATTCTACCTCTCCATTAATTGATTTCCAATTTAGTTCAGGTATCTGAGTGTCATTAACTACTCTAATGATATTATCTATTCTTCTACGCGCATGGTGCTGCTGCTCAGCGGGTATAAGCAGAATCAAATCTGCTATCTTCCTTTCTAGTACGTGGCTCATGATGTAAATGTTTTATGTGATTCCCAACCTAATCTAAAGGCATCGTCTGCTAATTTCTGCCTGTAATTATTTTCTATTTCTATGGCTTTTGGAAATAAATTCTTAAACCATACATCTAATTCTGAATTAGGTCTAAATTGAATTTGCTTTTCAAATTCAGATAAAAACCATTCTATTGGCGTTTGCTTCTTTTTCATTTGCTATCCTTCATTAGTTCTAATATGTATGGTATCTCCTCTTCAGTTACATGCGCTAGCTTGCCTATGTCGCTTACCTTCATAGAGCGGGGCTGCTTAATGTACTTTTGAGCTGTAGGGTAACTTACCTCCAGCACGTTCGCAAAGTGGGCCACAGTCAAAAAATGACTGCGTACCCAACTATGGAACGGTGTTAATTTAGAATGGCATTTCATCTTCGCTGCTTTCATTTGTTACTGCTTTAATTTCTACTGCTTATACTGCCTCACCTTTAAGCCATGCTAAAAATATCTCAGCTGTATCTAACACATCACCTGGCTTACTTCCCTTAACATCTTTGCAAAACAGCACAGCGTTGTTTAATGCTACTGATTTACTAATAGAATTTTGCACTTCAGGGCTTTCTTTGCGGTAATTAACAGCGCTATTCACCGCACCACTTGGAGCAGAAGATGGGCCACTGTACTGCATTGGATTCTGCATCTTGAAGTTAGTAGTCTTTTTTCCTGTAGGGCCTGTGCGCTCTTCTACTGTGTAATGCAAGGTAGCACCTACTTGAATCTTAGGGCTGTTCATGTCCTTTACACCTATTTGACCTACCTCACCATTGTCTAATACAAGGTCGAAGTAATGGATTGCACCTGATGGGCCATCCCAAGTTCTAACGAATTTCTGTTGTTTAACGATTTGCTGATTCATAACTCTGTTATTTATTTGTGTGTGAATTAATTTACTTAACTTATCTGCTAACTTTTCCTCTTGCTCATCCCAATCGATTGATGGCTTAAGCTTCTGCCAATTAGGCTCCCTGCTGTAGTTCATGGGGGTTATTTTGGAAGTAACTTCGCCAGCTCTCATAAACTACTTTCTCTGCCATTTCATTGTAGCTCATCTCCTCTCCCGGTAGTGAGCTCTGCACGCAGATGAATCTGCTCTTAGCTCTTTCAGATAACATAGCGATCACTCATAAAGTAGTCATGTACATTACTCTCACCTTCGCTCTCAAATTGGTAGAGGAAAGTGCCATCATCAGGAAATACCTCCCCATGTTTTTTAGCAGTTGAGAAATCAGTTAAAGAGTAGCTGTGAGCTGATGTGTACAGCTTCCATCCGCATCCTTCGGCATCCCACCGAGATACGATTACCTTACCGGTAATGTTGTTTGGTTTATTCATGATTATTAATTATTTTGCTAATATACTAAATTCTTTTAATACTAATTACTACCTCGTCATTTTCCCACTCATAAAGTGCATTCTCATTATACTCATTTATCCATACAGGAGTATAATCGAATTTGTAGATCTTCATCAGTAATGGTAGCATCTGCTGTGCTACTTCCCATGTATCTGCTATGAATAGGTTAGCAGTGCCTAAGCGCTCGGCTATTGAGATTTGCACCTCGTCTAGTGGTGTAACTACTACATGGTATTTCATACGTCTACTTCTTTACTTAGTATAATTGTCTTGCTAAATGTAAAGCTCACTGCTTTATCATATTCCTCTTTAGCCTCTTCATAGGTGCTAAAAGATTTGTGATAGCTACCATCAATTTTAAGGTAGTAGTACATACCATCGTAACGGTTCTGCTCTTCTAATTCAAATAGTTTTTTCATGATTATTTAGATGTTTGATTAATTTCTATTTTTTCTAATTCTTGAGTGTCTGCATCGAATGATCCTCCGATGAGTAGGCCAGCAATTAACATGGCGATAAAGAGTAGTGCTTTTTTCATATTGCTTATTGATTTAATTTTAGCAAATGTACTACAATATTTTAGATATGCAAAAGAAACCTTACTAATATTAGCAAAGTTATTAACAAAGAAATGTTAATTTAGAAAAGTAGATTGAAGATAATACCCCCTACAAATGAGATAGGGATGCCTATTAGCGCTGCACTGCGCCAAGATTCTTTACGTGCAGATTCTTTATACAGTTGCTCCTGTGCTTTAACTAAATCTTGAGAAGTCTTTTCGTTAGTAATGGCCCATGCATCAATAGTTTTAGCCTGATCCTTAATGACAAAACTTGCAATACTATCACTTTTTGTCAATAAGCCTACCTGTACTTTAAGATAATCGCGCTCGGCTTTAAGCTTAAGCAGTGCTCTTACTTCCTTAGTCGTTAGACTGACCAGGGTATCTCTCACCGGCAAGCTCTGCGAGTAAGCTTTGCATGGCTTTACGCAAGCCATTCCTATCAAGAGAATCAATAGCGCTAATATTTGCTTCATAAATTTCTGTATTACGTTGTAACTGCACATTCAGTTGTTCAATTTCAAGCATACGCTGTACGTTAGTAGCCTCTAAAGAATCAATTACATGAGTAGCTCTATCAGCTCTTCTCTCATAATAGTCTAAAGCTTTCTCATCTTCTTTGATTCTAATGTACATTGTTTGCATTAGTATACAAATGAATACAGCTATTCCAAATACTATAGCTAACTTAATTTGTTCCTTCGTTTGGTGTGTCATTAGATTTCTTTTTATCAAAGATAGACTCAATAACTGTTAATCCCAACCCACTACCTGCTAAAATTAGTAAGCCATCGAACATGTATTCAGGAGTTTTATACTCAGTAAATGTACCAATGTAAGAAAGATTAATGCAGACTAGTAATGCTAGTATAGATGCTACACGTTTAGAGCTTGCATCCCCTTCATTACTGAATACACTTCTTAACCATTTCATCTCTTCTTACGCATCTTGTATATCGTAAAGATAGAAGCTACAGCTGATAGCAATAAACAAAATATCTTAAGTGCAAATTCTACATCTAACATCCATGCAGGCACGCTTAACAAAATGCTGCTAACTGTTCCTGTAACTCCTTCCGCTATTTGCTGCTGATTATTGCTCATGAAGTAATGTGTATGTAAAAGATTTTTTACCTGATTTAATGCAAGCTTGTATAAGCTCTTTAAATTGCTTAGGATTATTTAGCACTTGGCAGCCAGCACTCCACTTATCTATATTCTTAGATTCAGCTAATTCATTAGCGCGATGGATATTAATTCCAAATAGGCCTGTATCTTCTTTGCCTTGCTCCTCAGCAATGCTATCTTTATCAGCATCTCTGAATACAGTTACCTTTTTTGACTGCACTAATGCTGTGTATTTGCCCTGATGCAAGCCTATTACATAAGTGTCTACATATTGTCCTGCCTTAAGTACTGCTGTGCCTAAGTTATTCATAGGATTATTTAGCCAAAATGTACCTGGATTAGTTGTTCCGGTATACCATTGCACCTCATTACCTTGCACCAATCCTATTAGATCATCAAATTTGTTAGGCTCGTTAGCTTTGCTTCTGATTCCTACCACGTGAATAGTAGGCCACTTATAGCCAAGCTCTGTAAATTGAGCCTTAAGCTCTTCTGCTGTTGGTGCTTTCATTTCTTAATTCTTTATCGCGTTTGGTTAAATAGACCTTTAGCTTACGCTCATAGTCTTTTCTAGTTTGCTGCTCCTTTGTAAGCTTCATTCTTAGTTAGTAAAGTTTCGAATTGAGAATCTATACCATGGGTTAGCTGAATCTATAGCAGCTCTGCTAAATGCGATTTGGCTTTGTCTATTTACTACTCTGATGGGTGTAATATCAGGCGAAGTATTATTGCTGTATTCGGGATAGTCTGAGTTATTAGCGCACAAATAATCTACTAATCTTTGCGTATAGTAGTTAGCGTTCTCACGTGCCATATCTCTTAGAGATGATAGCTCACTTTGAGAAATAGCCGTAGTGTTTTCAGATTGGCGAGTAACTAAGTTACCGTTATCATGCTTATACATAAGCATCGGATAAAGCTCTACCATTGTCCACCACGCTGTAGGCTTAACTATGTATTCATTAAGTAGAGTCTCATAGACTCCAGCTAACGTGCCGTTCTCTATCTCATTTTTAATCTTATTGGTAAGGTTAGTGCCTAACCAAAGTGTGATGTACTTATCTTGAGCTAAGTATATTGCAGGGCGAATAAGATTAGTATCTACAGCTTCATTCAGCTGAGTGTATTTCTTTAAGAATTCCTCGTTAATGAAAAGTATTTCGGGAGCTATTGCCATGTTCTTTTAGTTTAATTGTTATGCTGGATATCTACCTTGGTTAGGTTGGTCAAAGGTTGCAGTATTAGCTGTAGCGAAGTCTTTAGCAATGTCTTTTAAAGGCATGCCTGCACGTATAGCTTTTGCTACTGAGATAGGATTACTGCTATCTAAACCATTATCTGCAATGAATCGGCCCTTCTCTCTCTTTCTAAAGTAAACTCTGCGCTCGAAAAAATGTTTACAGTTGACTCCACCCTTCCATAACCAGACGCTAAACGTGCTGCCATTGTGGCCCATCTTAGGATTAAGCTCATTAGTATCTGCACTCATAGCAGTTAAATCTTCATATCTGTAAACATAGCCAGCATTAGCTGCGCTTACCATTTGTCTACAAAACTTGCGACTATTCCCACTAAGATTCTTAGAGTAGCTGTATCGAATTTTATACAATCCGCTATCCATTTCAGATGGCTTATCAGGATCAGCGTAGCTTCTAACTGATGCAAGATTTACAGGCTCAGCTTCGATAAGTTCCCACTCCTCTTCGTCTACTATCTCGCCCTTATCTTCTAAGAATTCACACCACCATGCCTCATCCTCATCTGTAAAGATTGGAGGCTTCTCTTGTGGATCTTCGCTTAAATTAATCTTTTTTTTTTGAGCAGATAGTTTAGCTACAGCGCTGCCTTCCGAAGGTGTGAACATTGCAGTAGCTACGTCAATAGGTAACTGTAAGAATTGAACTAAGAATACAATAGCTTGCTCCTTGGTTAATCCACCTGATTGCACAGCTGCTACAATTTCTAAAGCGCTTGCTATCTGTGCACCGTTGTAAGTTACATCACTTACTGAGGCTCCTGCTGGTGCTACCGGTGCAGCTGCATTAGGATCAGTAGTTGCATTATCTGCAACAGTTGGAGCTATCGCTTCTGCTGCTGCATCCATCTCATCAGAGAATAAATCATTAGACTCAATAAATATATCAGCCATAATGCCCATACCTTTAAATACTTCCTCAAGTGAATCTGTAACAATCTGCTGATATGGCTCAATTATATTCTTATTAAAAATTCTGTAGGCTTGTTTCATCTCATCAGCGTTGCTACCTAATCCACCTGCATCTCTAATACCAAAAAGTAGTGGAGATGTAACGCGGTGAGCTGCTAAGATGTTCTCTCTTGACTGAGTGCTTAACTCCATCCATTGCTTATCTGCATCGGACATCGGCACAAGGTCTAAACGTGGAGCTCTATCTGCTGATTCGTTGAAAGTAAATACTACCTTACCTGCCTTCTTAGCACCCATCATAGTCTCCCAATTTCTGCGGATAGCCATTTGCTCCTCAGGATCAGGAATACCGTTATTCATGTGCAAGAAATAGCTAGGTGCCATGCCATTGCTTAAGAACGCTCGGTAGAATTCGCTGATTTCTCTTGTGATTTCTATGTAATTAATAGCACTATAGTAATCAGGCTTAGGATAATAAGCGCTGCCTGGTGTCATTATCCCCACAAATAGCACTTGAGAAGGCTCATCTGCTTTTGTAGTTGGGTTATACATTGGGATAAACGTAGGAATATTTTTCTTCTTACGCGTGTCGTTCCAATCTTTTGAATAGTAAATACCCGGTATAACATCTTCATCATTAGCTACAGCAAGCCTTACGTTTTCGTATGGTAAATGATTAATCTTAGCTACTGTGCTTCTATCTACGCTCCAAATAATTTCTAAGTAATAGCCTCCCTGCATTTTTGCATCAAGCGTAATAGGCCTTCTAATTGTGTTTAGTTTAAGTCTATCTATTTCACGCTGAGCAACAGGGTTATTGCTCTTAAATTCCTTCCCTGCTATCATGAAAGCTATGCTCATAGTAAGTGCAGAGTGCACCGGTGAGCTATAGTATAAATCAATTAAATAATTGCTGAATAAATTAGCCTCGCCTAATGTTACCCATCCTTTAGGTGTTTCCTTTTCTACTGCTTCTTGAGGCATTGCTGCGCCAAGATTAACTAACATGGGTGCTGAGTGTGCTATCTTATCCATTGTAGGCTATATCGTTATCTATCGTTAGGTTAGGCTCTGTGAATCGGGGAGTAGTAATATCTTCTACTATCAAATATCCTTTCTCTATTACTCCCTCTACTACCGCATTGGTAGGATCTAAGTTAGTGCTGCTATTTTGCCCATAAACTATGTAGCTAAATCTAGCTGGATAGTTAATTAATAAGCTTGCAGCTAATGGTGTGTTGGCATTGGTGCCAATCTGAATGGTAGTATACCTATCATTCTGTGCTATCTGAGTAGGGATAGCGTAAAGCTTTTGTAATGTCTGCTCGTTAGTTAATTCTAACAAGTAATTAGTATAGGGATTAGCAAGCAAAAGCTCCCCTTCCTTTAGTGTAAGGTAGAGGAGCTGTGCTGCTGTATTTTTTAGTAGGTAAATCATGCTTTAAATATAGCACAATTATACTTATAGTGAACCTTCGACTACTGTTATTTCAGCGTAATCACCCCATGGATCTTGTGGTTCACTTACTGTTAAGTAGTAAGCTTTATCCTTTTCTTCACCTGTAAATGTAACAGTGTATCCGCTCATATCACCTTTAGCAGTTCCTGAGGCTGTAGTGAATGCAGTAATTTCTACTCCATCTTTATAACCACACATCCAAAGGTTACTGTTATTATCCAATACCCAAAGTACGTTACGGCCTTTAGCAATGTTTTGAAGTTGTAATGCGCGTTGTTGGCTCATTCCATGGAACATAGCTACAATAGTTTGAGTATAGTATACAGTGCCATTCTCGATGCTGATAGCAGCCTCTTCGGTGAATGATCCTGTATGCTTAGGTAGTTGAAATTCATATACGCTACCCGTTGCTAATGAATCTACTTCGTTACCGGTAATAGATGCAGAATTAGCAAATAGATCGTAAGCTCCAAGGTAGATAGCTTTGATGCCACCAATCGCCTCTTTGCAATTAATTTGAAAGCCTAATGTGGTTAAACAGCTCATGGTTATTTTTTTTTATTAGTTAAAATATCTTTGCAAAGAATGGGCAGCTATTAGCTAACCCACTCTTTTAACAAAGGAGTATTATTTAGTCTACTAAACCTAATACGATGTCTCCACGTACAGCGAACTGAACGCCAGCGCGGAAGCGCATAGCCATTCTCACGTTGTCTGAAGCATCAGTAAAGCTCATGTCTACTACTTTAACTTCGTTTTGATCAGACAATAAATCTGTACCAAATACTAAGTTAGCAGGAGTAGCTAAGATAACTACGTTATCAGCAATACCTGGGCAAACATAAACTTCGTACCCGTTGAAGGTAAGTGGGAATGTTACAGTACCTTGGTAAGTTTGCAAGTAACCAGCAGCAGCCAAAGCTTGGCGGTAAAGTTGAGCAGTCTTACGGTTAACGTAGATTTTCAAATCAGGTGAACCAATCAAAGTAGATGGCAAAGCATCAGTACATTCTTGCAATTTAGCAATTACGTTGTTAGCAGTCAAAGCAGTTGTGAAATCTACATCGAATCCACCTACTGCATTGATCAATGAAGTCAATCCTGTAAATGAACCACCTTGCCAAATGCTTACTTCAATCTCTTGAGCAACCTTAGCAGCTAAGTGAGAGATTAAGAAATCAGCGAAGTTAGCAGGTACAGTATCGTTGATAAATCCACGACCTGTTTGAGCAGCTTCCCAATCTCTTGCGAATTCTGCCTTACAAACTTGCACATTAACCATAAGGTCAGTAACAGTAAGTACACGCTCGGTAAGAGTAAGTGCAGCATCTGAGTTGTCAAAGTCGCAAGTAGCAGGCTGTACCAATCCTGAGCTAGCCAAGATTTTAAGTACTGCTTTGTACTTTACGTTTTCTTTAACTGTGATGTAGTTATTTGCAAGAGTATCCCCTGAAAGGACAGCAGCTGCAATGTACGGTAGCGCTAATTCGCCAGCGTAAGATGAGGTGATGGTCAAGTTATCAGCCATTTTGTTTTTGTTTTATTATTTGTTTTTGTATTTAGCTACGATTGCACGAGTTCTATCTTCGATGTTACTCATGGCGGTGATGTTTAAAGGTGCTACCGGTGCTGCTTGGCGAGATTGCTTAACAGTTGTAGCAGCAGGTGCTTTAGAAAGCTCAGTAATCTTGCTTTCAGCAGCGCTTAACTTAGCTTCGAATTCAGTAATGATGTTGTTTAACAACCCCTCTACTTGCTCTTTAGAGTAAGTCTCAGCTACTTCTTGCTCAACAGTTACCTCTACCTCAGTAGAAGGCTCTTCAGCATCAGCAATAGACGCGATTAAGCCACTTGCTACAACGATTTTCTTACCGTTGTCCAATGTGTATTCGCCATCAGCTAAAGGTGAAGGATTGCCGTCTGCATCCATTACGAATATCTCTACTCCCTCTGCCCATTCAGCAGCAGGTGAATAGATCATAGTACCATCCATTAAAGCACCCTCAGCCATCATCTTAACCTCAAAGGTTTCAACGGCAGGAGTCTCTTCAACAGATAGCTTTACCCCATGCTTTGAAAGCGCTGGAGCAAACTTTTCTAAAATTTCAGAAATCATGTTCATAGTTTATATTTATTAGTGGAAAAAATTACAAATTCATTTCAAGCGCTTTAGCCAATTCAGCTAATAGCTTCTCTAAGTCTTTCTCTTGTACGTTAGTCTCGGCCATTGGAGTAAACCATCCCTCTATAGAGAATCCTTTTACCTCGCCATTCTTTACAGCTTCCCAAGTCTTATCATCATCTACCTTTACTCCTATCATCCAAGTACCATCAGGCAATTCAAAGCCGTAGTTATCTCCCTTATCATTACCCATCTTAATCCATGATTCTACTACTGTGAGATTATTCACAGGCATTTCATGCTGGATAGTATGGTTATGGTGCATGTTACGCTTTAGAAATTCTTGTGCTGTCTGCTCAATAGTCTCTTTAGAGTATGTGATAAAATACTTATCTCCATTACCATCGTAACGTACTATAGGCTGATTAGGAATCAGAGCAGGGCCATACAGCATGCGCTTCTCTCCATCTTCTACGCGAGCAAGTAAAAGATTCTGTTTGCTAAGCGCTACAAAGTCTACCATTATAGCAGGCTCAGAGACTAAACTTACTGCATAAACGCCCATGTTATCCTCTTCTTCTCCGAGGCCGTATTCAATTAATTTTACTTCGTTATTCATTATCGTATGTTTCAGATATTTCAAAAAGTATAGCGTTAATCACTTCGTCTATTATGAGCTCAGTATCTTGCAGCTCTGCCTTATCTATCTCAGATAAAGCATTTCTCACTCCTCTTGTGATGCACTTTTTTAATAGTGGAAAATTCGCCATATTCGTTACAAATAAGATTGATCTATTATCTTTTGTCTTGCCTCTAATGCGTTGGCTACGTTGCCTGCAAGTACATAAGTCTCAACACTACCTGGTGCATTAGTCTGCATATTAGCTCCGCTAAAATCTATAGCAGGTGCATTGCCTCCGCCTGTTGGAGCATTAAGATTAGCACCTGATGAAGGACTACCTCCACCACCATTAAACTGCGTTTGGTTAATCTTCACAATATTAGCCGCACCTGCTGCTGCTACTGCTGCTGCTTTAAGAAAGTTCATACCTGTTAGTTGGTCTTTTGGAACAGCTAACTGCTGAACTATACCTGCTGCCATAGATATAGTAGCTTGTGCTTTTTGTAGCATCTTGTTACGTTCAAAAGCTTTTCGCTGGCTTGCTTCATCTCCCTTAGCAGCTGCTTGGTTTAAATCCATTAAAGCACCTACTGCAAGCTCTGCCATTTCAAAGGCTTTAGCTATATTAGCCATGCGTAAATCTTGCTTCTTTTTATTTTTTTCTTCCTCTATTTTTATCTCCTCATCAGCGTATTTCTTATTAATATCTGTGATTTGTTTAGCTAAATTTTCAGCTATTAAAGCCTCAGCTGCTGCATCTCCACCGGCTAAAGCGTAAAGCGCTTCACTTGCCTCTACTGCTGTAGTAATTTCCTTTTCTTTTGCAGATTCCTGAATCGCATTAAGAGCTTTAAACTTATCATCTTCAGCTTTTATCTCTGCATCTCTTCTTTCTTGATAAGCTTTTCTTCTTTCAGCATCTGTTTTTTCCTCTTCAGCTATTCTTTCCTCATCCCATTTAGCTAAAAGATCTGTTATTTCTTGCTGTGCTTTCTCATACTCATCTACCTCTTTTTGCAGCTTTGCTTTTTTATCATCTGAAGCTTTCTTATCCATTGCCTTAATAGATAATTGCAGCCCAGCATAATCGTTTTCCATTGTAGTAATGGCATCTTTATTCTCTTGAATCGTTTTATTTAATTCCGTTTCAAGCTCTTCAGGATCTATCAAAAGGCCTGCTGCTAAATCAGTAAAGCCTTCTGCAAGTTTGCTATCTACACCAACCAATTTAGCTATCTCATCTACTGCCGTTAGAAGTAATTGTAGTGGAGCAGTTAAAAAGCGAATAATACCCTCAAGTATTTCTCTATTTCTTTTAGCTGTTTCTACTTGCGTAATGGCTTGCTTTTCTGTTATTTGTAACTGCGCTTTTCTATCAGCTATTGCCGTTTCTAATGCCTTTAGTTTTATGTTTAAAATCTCTCTTTCGCTCTTGCCTTGCAGCTTTAATATGTTAGTTTGTTTATCTATACTCTCATAAGCTTTTTGTGAAGCATCAGCTTTTGCTTTTGATATAGTAAGACTTTCTCTTTCTTGCTCATTTATTCCACTTAATCCCATCTCAATAGAAGGAAATAACTTTACTAAATCTTCAAAGTTTGCAATAATTAAAGCTACTGCACCTGCAAGCAATAGTATTGGATTAGATATAATAGCTTTTGCTAAAGATGCAAAGCCACTAACTAAACCGCCTACCTCATTTTTTAGCGTCTTAAAATCAATTTTGGATACGTTACTACCCATGTTTTTTAACGCTTGCCCTGCACCTGCTAAATCTAAATCCATTAAGCGTGAACCAAACAAGCCTACGTTATTGGAAAGACCTTCAAAAGCATTACCTGCGTTAGCACTAATCTCTGCGGAAAGGTCGCTTATGCTATCCTTTAACTGAGCAGCACGAACTGAAGCTTTTTTAAACTCTTCGCTTGACTGATCCATCTCTAACATCTGATTCTGAAGTGCGCGTAATTCTGCTTTCGCACTTGTAAATCCTTTAGATGTTTCAGCAGTAGACTTATCTACTTTTTTTAACTCCTGATTAATTTGCTCTAATCCTACAAATGTACCCTCATCGTTGAAGAGGAGCTTCAATATCATTTCTTGTGCTGCCATTATAGTGCGCTATAAATTGTTAATGTAATTAGTCCAAGTAGTCCTATTAGTATAGTGTAATTAATAGCTCTTATTTGCCATACTTTAAGCCTTGCGTTATGCCTTCCTACTGCATGCTGAAAAGTCTTGCTCTTACCTTGCGCTCCAGCGCGAAGCAAAGACATGCTAATAAGTATATCTTCTTGTGGGTTTTTCATATTATAGGAATGCGTTGGAATTTAGACTGTGTATATTGAAGAGTTGCGCTGATTACTGCTGTAGCTCCTGTAGTGCTGCACCTTACATAAGGTGCTATTTGATTACCCACGACAGGCATGTACAAATTAAACAAACCGCTACCCCATCCATTATTAAACTGATTTACTAAGATTGGAGTAGAGCAGTATTGGCTAACTTTATCTTTCCAAACCATAGCGCTATATTCAAGACTTGCTACTTTTCCTGTAAAGTCTCCGCTGCCGTAGTTGTATTCCATGATAGAAATGTACAGCTTAGCCATCCAAACCGTTTCAGTAGGCATAGGTATAGTACCGCCATCTATTCCATCTAATAATAAATGTATATCAGTTGGATTAGCTTCTAATTCACCTAAGCCCATAAGCTGAATAAATCCATGCTGGCTTCTACCGGGTATCGTTGTACCGAAATCACTTTCTCCATCCCACCAAGTACCACCGCCAAAGTGCACCCCTCTTACGTCAGCTTGCGCCCATCTGCCCATAACAGTAGTACCTTCAAGATTAGGCTTAATAAAGTTGCGATATCCTAAAGCTTGGCTGTAGTTATTGTTAGGTGCAATACCATGGCCTAAGCCACTAACTAAGATGCGCTCGTTATTGTTTTCTATTGAAGCTCTATTTACGTTACCCATTCCGGTCGCGCTCTTTTGGTTACCACTTGTGTTAGTGATATTGCTACCACCTACGTTATTAGGTGAACCGATAACTCCGCCTGTTCCGTTAGTTGGTGTAGTAGCATAACAACGACCTTTATCTGTGCTCCATGTGTAGCCGTAATACTCGCAGCATGCTTGTGATCCGTAGCTTGTATTTCCATCATAATCTAAAAAGTCTACTGCGCCTGAGCTTGTGTTAATCTTGAATGGGGTAAATTGGCATAATGCTCCGATATCTAACAAGCGAATAAGCTTGCATTTAGTTACTTGCTCATCTGCTACAATGTAATCTGTTAGCTCTATTACTCTCCACCAAGAATCTTTTACCCATATCTTATCGTTAAACTGAAGGCCGAATACATCGGTTACGCTAAGCTGAAAATAAGCCTCCATTATCTTTTGCTCATCATCATAAAGCTCTGCGATATACTCTCTCCAAAACCTATCCCACAATGTACGTAATGGCATTACTTCTATTGGATGCGGAGGAACTTCCTGCCCGAAGTTTAAATCTAAAGTATCTACATCAGTAGGAACAGTTCTGTAATGGCTTAATAATGGTATCCCGGTATAACTCGCTGTTGAAGTATCTTCATTATAAACCATAATATCTGCACCTTCAGTTCTTTTGTAAAGAATGCGAGGCCCAGGCTGCATGAATACCCCATTACCATTAAAGTATTTAGGAATAATGATGTAGCTATTAGGTATTAAATCGCAGGGCGAAGCTCCAAAGTTTAACTCTACTGTGTAATCGCTTGTGCTAAAATCGTTGCTTGGATCAGTTAAGCGCAGCTCTCCATAAACCCTTTGAGCTCCTGTCTTATACTTAGCGTTAAAGAAATCTCCCTGCTCTTTGTAGCTCCACTTAAGCACTCTCTTTCTTACATCGGATGCAGGTGTAAGTGTGATATCTTTAGAAGCATCAAGCTTACCTGTCCAATCGTAATCAGTTCCGCTACCTAAATACTCTACCATTGGTATAATCTCAACAGCATTAGGGATGTTTGGATTAGGAACAAGTACAGCGTTAAACATCTTGAGAATATCACGTAGATAATCTATCTGCTTCATCTCGGGAGCATTTCTTTTGAAGCTAACAGGATGAGCAAGTAACTCACCGCTCACGTAAAAAATACCTATATCACTTCCTGAATTAATAGTAACTGCTTGCGAGCTTCCTGCATGAGCGTAAATATAAACTCTAATTTCATCCCCTACTTGCAGCAATAAATTCACATTAGCATTTACGCTGAATGGGTTATTTTGGCTAACGATATAAACATCACCTGCCTGATCGTAATCGTATTCAGTAGGCCCTACGTTTTGAGCAAATGGAATAGGTACTATTGTTTCTATCCCATCCCTTGTTAATCCTAAAACTATATCGTAAGTGTGAACAGTAGAGCTATTATATCCTGTAGTGTCTACGTCTATTTCTAAATTAACACCAAAATCACAGTAGTAATTAACTTGAGAAGTATAAACACTTGAAGCAAAGCTATTAGATGGATCTAATGTTTCTATCCATCCTGTAAGCTGCTTATAATACAAGCCACTATTACCTTGTGTATTTATACTTACCGCTTGGTTAGATGTATAGTGAGCACTAAACTTAGCTTCATCTGCGCTAACCGTTCCTATTGTAAGAGGATTAGTGATGTAAGGAATATACATATTACCTAAATTATCATCTACTGTATCTCCGCTCCACCCAAACCCAGCTTCAGAAATAATCTTATCCATGAGCCACTTAGCGCTAACAGCTAACGTAAGCTCTGAAGTGTAGACGGGATTAACGGAGCTAAATACTCTTCGGCTTGTAACCGTTGTATCCTCACTCCAATTCTGCCCACGATCGGTTAAGGTGTAGCAGATGTTATTATCAAATAAGCTACCATCATTAATAGCTACTACATTATCATAAGTATTCTCATGGTCAAATTCAGAGTAATCTAACTCGCTTATAAGCTTATCTCCAATACTCTTAGCTAAGTCTACTGTCTCTCCAAAGAAGGCTATAACGAATTCATGTATCTGCCCTTGGTGAGTAACTGACTGCTTAAATTGTACGTGCCCTTCAGCGATTGGTAAAGTGTTTACAGATAGCGTTGCATCTATTTTACGAAGTACATTAATCTGAGTAGTATCGTTGTTGAGTAAGCTTGGGCTGTATTGCTGCCCGAAGAAATCTACGTTATTCTTAGTAGCAGGTATTCTAAACTCCCTTGTAAATGCTCCCCTGGTAGTAAACTCAGAAACGCTATTGAAGTTAGATGAGTAACTAATGCTCTCATTCTCGTACAAGTCTACTACTATAGCAGCGCCATTGCTTGCCTTTACGGTTAATATTACTTCAGGTCTCATGCTGTATAATCGTTACTGAATTTTAACATTAATTCTAAATCATTCTTCACGTAGCTACGTGATTTAATAGCTGTATAGTTATTGCTATCTATCACTACGGGAGTAGCTTCGCCCTTATTACTAATGATGTAAACAGATTCTGAGTAAATCAGATTCTTAAGGTATTCGAATTGCCCTTCGGTTAAGAAGTCTGTTCTAATACGTAGCATCTTTTCTACAAATGGGCTGCGCTCAGTTAAGCCTCTATCGGAAGTGTTAAAACCAAACGCTTCAGTTTCATCTGCTGTGCCGTAATTGCCTACTATCTTTCTGTATCTCTTGCGTTCTACTGAGTAATTTTCCTCACTACGCTTAGTAAAATTGAAGTAATCCCATCCACCTCGGCTATTAGTCCAGCCTAATCTCACCTTATCGAATCTGCATTCGTCTGCTGCTTTGAATACAGCTATACCTCTTGCACATGCAGTACCACCACTATTTCTAAAGTTAATTAGGTAGTGATGCCATGTAGCTTGCAAGCCGAAAATATCATCTATGTTAGACGGTAGTAGGGGAAGATGGTTAATAGTTCCTGCTGCAATTACGCAAGCTAATGTATCGGTCTGAATAGGTGTGCCTGCTTCGTTGAATTGTACTATCTGCACGTCATCTATTGCATTACCTGTTAAGGCAGAGCCATCATCAGCAGGTATAGTAAGCACTCCCCAATCGTCAGCAAAAGCTGTTATGCCTATTACATTAGCACCTAAGCTATACTGATTAATTAAATCATTTAAAGCGTAAGTGCTACCTACTAAATCAGTCATGATATAGCTCGTTGCTGAATCTAACGCAAAGTAAGTAGCAGGATCAGGATTAAACCCATCACTAATCTGAAACGCTGCGTTAATTAGTGAGCTTCCATCTAATGGATAAGCTGAAGCTGCGAGTACCTCAAATAAGCCAAGTACCTCATAGCCTTCGAAAATAGTAGCAGCTACGCTCATAATGTTTCGTGCTGTAGTGTCATCTTGCACCGTTGTAGATGCGAATAAGGAAGGCACAGCATCTGAGCTATTTACTCCTAAATCCATCTTAGCGTAGATAGCAGGGTAAAGGTCAAAAACTAAAGCTCCGTTAATGTTAGGCTGCACGTAAAAAGTATTTAGTGCGCCACCGTTAACGCTCACCTGTACCACGTAGCGAAATCCAGGCTGCCCTATGTTGGATGAAGTTGCCACTACCATAAGCTTCTGCTTAAGTGCTGTAAATGGATAGGGCTGCTGATGTATTGTAATTGCCATGCTTATGCAGGTTTAATATTAGTTAATTTTCTCGTTTGATTTAAGATGTAAATGTTCACAGCCTCACCCATTGCAGCATTAAGCTGCGTTGCATATTCGGGTAGTGTTTCTAAGTAAGCATCGCGCCAATAGTATAATGGAGCAATACCTTTCTTCTCTATGCTTTTAGCCATAGCAGTTGCTACAGCTAAACGCTTCTGCTCATCTTTGTTAACTGAGCTCTTAGCGAACTTAGTCATCTTGCCTGTTTCGCCCATGGCACGTAGCTTAATCCTCTTTAGATTCATCCAATTAAGGATGTCAGGTACAGGAGGCTTAGCTGCTCCTGCTGCAAATCTGCTATCTATACCTGGGTAGTTACTCTCCTTACCTTGCCTTCCATACTCTACCCACTTACCATAGTCAGCAGATGAATTGAATGCTATAGATGGGGTAGTGCCTGTAACATCTAAGTCATAATAGAGCGAAGCAGCAAGCGTGCCTGTAGTGTTAGCCTTGCGCTTCTTGCCGTATCTCGTCTGCTGAATTCTAATGTTGGAGCGTGCGCGATCAGTAACGGTCTCACCGAAATCTAAAAGCACATCGTATAGCGCTCCCTGTTCGAATAGCTCAGCAAGTATGCTCATTCTTTCTCAGACTCCTCTTTTATCTTGTTGAAGAATTGGATTAGTGGTAAGCCAAACTTTGTAGGCATTTCCTGAATGAAAGCATCTAACTGCTTCAAATGTTCCTCTGTTAGTTGCATATTAGAAAGATAAAATTGTTACTCCTATCGCGTTAGCTACGCATTGTTCTACCCACTCGTTATCTTCACCCCACGCTGTGAACTCTTCTTCGGTTAGCGTGTAATTTCCATTCGTTAGAACAGCGCCTTCGGCTGTCTTTAATTCGTAGTAGGTTGTGCAAGTTGTTGCATCTGTAAAATGATTATGAATGAGTACGCTCATCTCTGTTGCCGTTCCCTGATTCAAAGGAAAAGTGATTGGTTGAATTTTAGCCATTGTAATTATATTTATTTTATTAT